AACTATCGAAATGCAGGTCGGCGCGCTCAATACCAGCGAGCACAACCCGCGACAGATCACCGAGGACAATTTCGCCGAATTGGTGAAATCGCTGCTATTGCTGCCGAAAGGCTTGTATTATCGCCCCGTCGTCGTGGACGACCGGAATATCGCCCTTGCCGGGAATATGCGCCTGCGGGCGCTGAAATACATTCACGAACTCGGATTCGACGACCTCGCGGACATCCTGCGGGCGTCGTATCGGTTCCGGCATTTCGACGAGGCGAAACAATCCGCGCTACTGAACTACTGGCGCGAATGGCAGATGCACCCGACTGTGCCGACGCTTTACGCCTCGGAACTCGACGAAGACGAGCAACAGCAGTTTATTATCAAAGACAACCTATCGTTCGGCACGTTCGATATTGACATGCTGGCGAACGAGTACGACATCGCGGCGATCATCGACGACGGTTTCGACATCGACCTGCTCCCGAAATCGGCCATCGAAGCGTTAGCCGCAGCAAATGGTATCGACCCTAACGATATAACGGGGCGACGCTGTGGCGGCGATGAAGAAGCCGACGAGCACTACACGCACAAGATCACATCGCCCGTCTACGAGCCGAAGAACGAAAAGCCGGACTTATCAACGCTGACCGACAGTCGCCGAACCGACGAACTGCTGGCAAGGATCGAGGCATCGAACGTATCGCCCGACGAAAAAGAATTTCTGCAACAGGCGGCCGCACGGCATACGGTGTTCGACTACGCCAAGATTGCCGACTACTACGCGCACGCCTCGAAAGAAATGCAGGAACTGATGGAAGATTCGGCGCTGGTCATTATCGACTTCGGCAAAGCCATCGAAAAGGGCTACATCCGATTGTCGGACGAAATACGAAACGAATACACACGGGAGTATGGCAATGAGGCATAACGGATTCGTCGCGTTCATTCTGACGCACGGCCGCCCCGACCGGGTGCTGACCTACGAGAAGCTGCGCAAACACGGGTATACGGGGAAAATATACATCGTCTGCGACGACGAAGACAAGACGTTGCCGGAGTATCGCAAGCGCTTCGGCGACGTGCTCGTCTTTTCCAAATCGGAGATCGCAAGGACATTCGACGAGGGCGACAATTTCGGCGACCGCCGGGCAATCGTCTACGCCCGCAACGCCTGTTTCGAGCTGGCCCGGCAGATCGGGGCGACGCATTTCATCGAATTGGATGACGACTACACATATTTCAAATTCCGGTTCGACGACCAGCTACGCTGGCACGGCGCAGACGTCCAAGACCTCGACGCGGTATTCGACATGCTGCTCGACTATTTCAATTCCGCCCCGATGCTGACCCTTGCAATCGGGCAGGGAGGCGATTATATCGGCGGCGAAAAAGCGACGAGATTCAACGACGGAATACAGCCGATGCGCAAGGCCATGAATTCGTTTATCTGCTCCGTCGACCGACCGTTCCAGTTCGTCGGACGCATCAACGAAGATGTGAATACATACGTCTTACAGGGGTCGCGGGGGGGGGTATTTCTGTCCATCCTACAAATCGGCCTCGACCAACTCGAAACGCAAAGCAACAGCGGCGGCATGACGGAATTGTACTTGGACGCGGGCACATATGTAAAGAGTTTCTACACGGTCATGTATTGCCCGTCATGCGTGGTTGTTTCGGCAATGGGAACCGCCCATCGACGGCTGCATCATCACATCAGATGGCGATACGCCGTGCCGAAGATATTGCACGAATCGGTTAAAAAGTAACGACTAATGGCATCACACCCAAGCAACAACAAATCGGCGAAAGACCGCCGGAATGCACGTCTGCCGCTCGTGTCGCATCTGCGCCTCGAACGGCGTATGCCGTTCCGTCAGATCGCCGCAGAGGTCGAGCGGCAGTTGGGGTATTCGGTAACTCCGAAGACGATCAAGACCGATTGGGATTTACTCGTCAGCGAATGGCGGGCCGAAGCCGCGAGCAACACGCAGCAGGCGTGCGACGAGGCGCTGATGGAATGCGACCGCGCCATCGCGGAACTGTGGCGGCTATACGAAGCCAGCAAGCAGAAACGAGTTGTCAAGCGGGCAAAGGTTCGCACGGCACTCGTCGATATAAACACGTTCGGAAACCCTGTCGTCGGCAAGCCTCTCGACGCCCCTGTCCCACTCGAATCGGAAACGTCGAGCGTAACGGAGGAACCCGTCGGCGACGTGCGAATCCTCGCCGAAATCCGCAAATGGGAGGAACGCCGCGACAAACTGCTCGGCCTCGACAAGGTACAGGTCGACATCACATCGGGCGGAAAGGAATTCAAGGGCTTTTCGTCGGTGCTGCCCGTCATGCCGGGTATCGACGAAATAGTCCGCCGTATCGACGAGGAACGCGAACGGAAACTATCGGAAGAAGACGAATAACGCATGTTTACCGACGGACTACAACAGCGCGAGGAACAGCAACGCGTCAACTACAAACAGTTGCTTGCCTACCGCCACTTGGCCGACCCACGAATCCGATACGTCGTCTACGGCGGCGCAGCGGGCGGCGGTAAATCGTGGCTGGGGTGCGACTGGCTTATGCGTTGCTGCTGGGCATTCCCGAAAACGCGCTGGTTCGTCGGCCGAAACAACATCAAGGATAGCCGCGAATCCGTGCTGGTCACGTTCGGCAAGGTCGCCGATTCCTACGGGTTCACGGACTACCGGATAACAGACGACGGCATCAAGTTTACGAACGGGTCGGAAATCGTACTGCTCGACTTGACGTTCTATCCGCAGAAAGACCCGATGTTCGAGCGACTGGGGTCGAAAGAGTTTACGGGCGGCTGGATAGAGGAGGCCGGAGAGGTTCATTACATGGCCTACGAGGTGCTGAAATCCCGAATCGGGCGGCATCTCAACAAGGAATACGGGCTGGAAGCAAAGATGCTCATAACCTGCAACCCGAAAAAGAATTGGTTATATAAGCATTTCTACAAACCGCATATCGACGGAACGCTACCGAAAGACTGCGCATTCGTTCAGGCGTTGGTCTACGACAACCCGTTTATCACGCCCGATTATATCCGGACGCTCGAATCAATCGGGGTTAAATCAATCCGGCTGCGCCTACTGCTCGGCAAATGGGAGTACGAGAGCAATGCGAACCAACTCGCCGACTACGACGCCATCCTCGACTGCTTTACGAACGAGCGACAGACGGGTGACGGGGTGCGGCGCATTAGTGCCGACCTTGCCATGAAAGGCCGTGACCGCTTCGTCGCTTTCAACTGGACGGGAATGGCGGCTAAACTCGCCATCGACAAACCGTACAGCACAGGCAAGGAGATCGAAACCGACCTGCGCGACGAATCGAGGCGGCACGGCGTCCGGCGCTCCAACATCATTGCCGATTCCGACGGATTGGGGCAATACCTCGATTCGTATTTGGAGGGCATCAAGACGTTCCACGGAGGAGCGCCCGCGCCGGATAACACATATTTCAACCTCAAATCGCAATGTGCGTTCAAACTGGCAGAGGTTATCAATGCGGGGTTGCTCTGCATCGACTGTCCGGAAGAACTGCAATCGACCATTGCCGAAGAACTGGAAGCCTGCCTTGTCGCCCGCGACGTCGACGCCGATACGAGCAAGAAACGAATCATCGACAAACGGGAGATGAAAGCCGTACTTGGACGGTCGCCCGACTATTTCGACCCGTTGATGATGCGCATGTATTACGAAATCGTCCCGCAGCCGAAAGGAATGCGCGTGCACGTCGGGCGCCTTTCATGAAAAGCTGTTTTCGGGCTGTTTCTGCTGGTAAAATTTGACAGACGAATAAACTACCGTCACGACGGCAAAAGTGGATTAAACAGAAAAACTGATGAAAATAACAATCAAGAAACGGACGGCCCGGCAGATGCTCGCTATCGAACGAGCATTGACGCCCGAATCGCGTGTGGCGTTGCAAACCCTGCCGAAACCTGACAAGGTGTGCGGCGTGCGCACGCCTCGGAACCTCAACGATCTAACCATCGGCGACCTGTTCAGCTTACAGGCAGACGGGGCGCACGCCCTTATAGAGCGAATCGCAGCCGTCATTCTGAAAGTACATCCCCGGCGCTGCTACAACGAACGGGCGGACAAGATGCTCGGCTTCGTCTTTTGGGTCGGCCGGGAGTTGGAGCGCATCGCAGCGTTGTTCGCAAGCACAAGCAACCAGCCGACGCCCGAA